AAGATTGGGTTCTTATCGGCTCGCCATATATCCCCTTTGAATTTTGCCATGTGTGCCAAGCGACCACATTCAAGCATCAGGTCAAAGGCTTTGCCGATACGATAACCTCCTCGGTAATTCTTAATCTTAACTTGTCCATGTCCGAACTTAGCCTTGTAAGCACCAAGCACTGCCACGTACAACTCTTTCTCTGTCTTACAATTCTTGAGAAGATCATAGGCATACTTAGCACCACGTCCGGGTATGCCAGCATAATTATCAATGTCGTCACCGATAATCATTTGTGCATAGTGGAACATGAGGCCAGCACCTTTTAGATCTTTGACTTGACCATTAGCCTTGCGGCGTAACTCAAGCCAACCCATAGGCTCTACCCATTTCTTCTCTTGGCCCGGCTGAAGGTGCCAACCGGGAACAATCATCAAATCCTTGTCTAAGGAAACGATGCAAGTATCAGAGAATGCTTTATGCTCTGGACTACCGATAGGGAACTCGTTACCTGTATCTTGCTGGAAGCGGCGGTGGCTGTCCCATTGTGCGATGCTCATGAGGTCATCTGCCTCTTCACCATCTGCCAAGATTGCACCGTGAACCTCTAAGAGATGCTCTCGCAATTCATAGAAAAACGGAGGTTTCTCGGTCTTACGTTGGCCCTTATAAGGTTTGGTGAATGCTAGGCGAACACGGAAGTTAGCTTCTGATTTCGTCATGAATAACTTGGCTGCATCACACTCTGCTGCATACACCCAAGAGTTAAGCAAGGAGTCCACACGGTCACACGCTTGCTTACACTCAGGTGTATCTTTGATTGATGGGACTTGTCCTGACTTAACACGAGTTGTGGCTCGTACGTAAGTCATGTCACTGATTGTATAACCTACGATGTAGGGTAGCATATCAGCATCTATTAAAGCGATTCGATTACCTTCAGTTGGCCACAGGGTGAGATTATTGTCTTCCGATACTGTAGCTCCGAAGTCGAAGTTTGGTCGCATGTAGGCCACTCCTCTAATACACTGAGTAGCACCTTGTTTGCTATGGTTTGAAAATCCTGATCCCAATAACCTAAGTTGATCAACTCTTTAAAGGTGAAATTCACTTCATGCAAAACTTCACCATCCAAGATCACGATGACCTTTAGGCATCTGTTGTCTGTAAGTGGGTCATCCCATTGCACATAGTCTGCTACTAAACGAGATCCAATAGTTGGCATAATTCATTCTCCAATAACTATTACGCAAAAAGACCCTGCCTACACTAAGGCAGACAGGGCGTTAGATGAGGTGAGCGTGATAGTCAGCTAGGACTAACAGAGGCAACACCTGCTATTATCAAAATTCTTCTTCGCTTACCGGTACTTCCGGTGCAGCTACATCTTCTACTGCCTTAGCTTCTTCAGCCTTAGCTTCTTTCACTGGTTTACCCGCAGCAATCCAATCCAGATATTCAGCTACGATATTAGCCTTACCGATCTGAGCTTTGTCAGCCTGCTCAGGGAAGCAAGCACGAGCGAACTCCAGACCAGCAGCGAAGTTACCCATGCTGTCAATTTTAGCCTGAGCTTCTTCACGAGTGTCATAGGCTTTAGTACCGGCTACCAGTTGGTCAGCTTCATCGACGATAATGAAAGACTCAACGGATACCAGAGCAGCACCTTTAACAACACGGTTTACGATAGTTTCAATCTTGAACATATTAAATTCTCCTTTGTCAGTTGTGGCATTATCGCCGATTAAAATTCTTCTCTTCTATAGTGTCCAGTAAATACCGGACACCGATTTGTCTCACATGTGAGACTTTATAAAACTGTGTTCACCTGAGCGATGTCGTGCGCCGGAAGCGATACGCCGTGGCGTTTCCCCGTAGCGGGGTCGCTATAGTTCACCACGTGCTGCCCATCGCGCCAGATGTAGTGCAGGTCGGCGTATGTCTCCCCTTCAGAGAAGGAGTGAAAAGTTGTGCCGCCAAGCGTGGTGATACCTTTCTTGCAATGCAGAGTGACGATTTGTACTTTCATCCGTTCTCCTTAATATTCTTCGTTCTCATCCATTTCCGGTGCAGGTGCATTATCTGCTTCCGGCACTTCCTGTGGAACAGACTCACCAGTGTCTAGAGGCTTACGATTAGCTGGAGTAGCATCTTCCTCGTCTTTCTTCTTGGACTTCTTCCATTCAGGGTCTTCTTCACGAGCAGCTTTGATAATAGCTTCTACGTGAGATCCAGCAACAGACAAGTTCTTACCACGAGGCGTCTCGTTCAGAAAGTATTGACGCACCAAGTTAGCCGGGATTTCATCAAGGATTTCTTTGGTCAATTTGTCAAAGGTAATGTGACCTGTCATAGACAGACCTTCCTCTCCAACCTGAGCAATGACAAGTTTCTTCAGCTTGTCCGGCATACCACCGAATCCTTTCCAGTTAACATACTTGAATGAGCCATCTTCATTCTTGTCACCAGAGCCAACCATAGTTGCAGTCAGGCATTCACCAATGAAGTCATCGAAACCACCCAGCAATTCTTTAGGGTCAACTGCATTCAGGAACTTAGTCAAGGTTGCCTTGTCACCAGACTTCAGAGGCACAGCCATCCACTGCTCCATGCGAGAATCATCTTCGTTCTTATCATCGTCACCCATCAGTACAATCTTAACAAGAACAAAGTTTGCTGGCTTCTTAACTTCAGTGGTATTACCTTTCTTAAAGATATCTTGGAAGGAACCAACATGAATGATGCCAGAGATTACTGCTTCATGATCACCAACTTCAGGGTTCTTAAATACTTTACCTTCAGCTTTAGTAACCTGAGCACCAAAATCAAAATCACCACGTGCCATTTATTTAGTCTCCTATTGTTAGTTAGCTTTGTACTGAGCACAAGCATGTACTCACTAGAAAGCCCGATAGAGTATCGGGTTGTGCAATATGCACAATAAGGTTCAACACTTTACAATCATAGGACGTGCTTAGGCTTTACACTCACTGAGCACCTTGGATTTACTGTCTCTGACAAACCCACGTCCTATTGTTCTATAGTGTCCAGTAATTATTTGGTCAGATTGTCCAGTTCGATTTCCAGCATAACAATCTCTTTCTTCAGGCTGTCAGATGCAGCTTGATGTACAAGGGCAATGGATGCCTTGTTCTCTTCGAAGTCAGCTTTAAGGCTGTCACGCTCTTGCTGGTGACGTGCTAACATCTCTTCAACCTCTTTGACTTGACGCGCATTAAGTTCATCACGAGATGCATAGTAGCGGTTATGGCAGTCAATCATTTGAGAGCTACGATGCTCTTCAACTTCAACCTGCTCTGCCTGTACTGCTTCGATGCGGGACTCAATAGCTTTAATAGCCTTGGACTTGAACTTATTAGCCAGACCACGAAAGTATTGAGCTACGAATACCAGAGTAGTTACCATAGACATATTTATATCTCCTATATTTACTTAATTACCTATACTACCTTATAGACCTAGATCACCTAGGCCTCCCTTCTATAGTGTCCAGTAAATCAACCTAATAAAGATTTAGGGATTAAAGGCAGGATTGCAACAGGTTTCATACCTTTAATGTCACCGATAATAATGTAAAGGAATAACCATTCAGGCATATGAATGCATTCTTTCTTTGTGAAAGTACGGTATCTGCGTATAATATTGCAATGGCCTTTACCCTCATAGATGATAGTAATATGACCATCTTCCCATGTTTTAACCTCAAAACCTATCTTGCGATCCTTAGTTAAGAAATATTTCTGTGATTTAATCATAGTATTTGCCTCATTTTAAGTTATTCATAAAGGCCACTCGTAAGTGACCTTGAGTATAATTCAGTGTGTTTCAGCCCATGAACGGCCTATCTTAAATTCTCCTGCCATCGGGCAACGCATCTTCAGATACTGACCAGCCCAAGTCATGGCGTCAGCGATAATATGGCCAGCCCTGTGGTAGCGACGCTGACAACGCAGCACACCAGCAGCAGCATCCACTTCAACCAAGTTAGCAGCCGACCACATGCGCCCTTCAGAATCCACATGAACACGTTTCTCCTCTGCATCGAATACTGCTTTCACAGCAGCCTTCTCTGTTTCAAAACCCTCTAAGGTGAAAGGTAAGTCGTAGTTAAGATACAAGACCTCATCTTCAGGTACTTCCATCTGGATTTCATCATGGACGTTAGCCACACCGCAAGGGTTTCCCATACTATCTAAGGCAACACCTTCCTTGCGCATCACTGCAAACGCCTTAACCAGTGCGTATTTCATACACAAAGAACCAGTCATCTGGAGCAATACGTTAAGCATAGTGTGCTCTTTAAGTTCACCACCAGACATACGGATACGACCCCAATGTCCATCAGGTGCTTGTAGGTAGCCAAACTTGTTACCTTGTGCCACAACGTTTTCACGAAGGCGTGCAAGAGACG